AATTTTCACGAGATTTAATCAAAATATAAATAAATAATATTATATGAATAATTGCATGTAATATTATTTTTAAACAGAGCAACATGTATAGGTTTTTCCTGCGACTGGGTTTCCAACGCAACCTTGACCTTCCTGGTATGTGCATACGTTATCAGTAAAGTAATAATTGTTTGTTCCTAATTGATTTGCACAATAATTGCACATCCAAGCACAACCAGTTCCAGAAGTTACACTAAATTGAACACATCCATTACTTGCGATTAAACGCTTTTCAGAATCACAGGATTCACCGCGGATTGTTCTAACAGCGTCAATGCTAGTACTAGTGGTTAAAAATACAGCAGCTAATGAAGCTAAGAAACCGAAAAATCTCATTCTATTATAGATTATTATATAATCAGTTTTCTAAGTCATTTTCGCTGTTTTTTAGATTTTCTTTGTTTTTTTTGTTTTTTAAATTTACGTTGACTTTTATTTTTTTTTGTTTTAACACGACGATGACGCATACGTATTTGTCCTGCGTTTTGGTTTTGGTGTGGCAAATATTTTGGTATCATATTTGGGTCCAAAGTTGTGTTTTCTTTAATAAGCATCCTATCGTCATTAGGTAAAGCCATACTAGATAAAAATTGTAAGCTTGGAATTCTTGAATTACCATTTGAATCATCGTTGGTTTTGAATTCCTCATTTACATTATTCTTTCGTTGGTACAAATATTGCCATAATAAATCAGGATTATTATCTTCATTTAATAATTTTTGCATTTCATCGCCAAATGAATATATTAAAACTTTGTCATTTATTATATTATTATTTGAACTCACGAATAAATATTCATTAATTTGATTATTACTTTTTTGTATTTCTCTAACATTTTTCCATTCATCATACTTATCAGTTTCCGAATTTCTCGGGATTCTTAACCAAATTTTACGGAAAAATGATTTAGATGGATATTGATTCCCTTGTATTTTTTTGATTTCATCATCTGTTAAAAAATAACCAATGTAATCTGCTCTTTTATTAATTCTATCTTTTACTAAATAATAGTCATTCGTATTTATTTGACTTATATTTATAATTCTTTGTAATATGATTGACGTAATATTGTTCATTATATATTATATAATTACAAATTTATTTTCTAGTTAATATTTTTGTTTTTCTATGTTTACGGGTTTTCTTATATTTTCTACGGTGTTTTGATTTGTACCGTCGTCGTTGACGTTTACTGATTTTGCCTGCATTCTGGTTTTGTTCTGGCAAATATTTTGGTATTCTATTTGGTTCCAAAATAGTGTTATCTTTAATGAGCATCATATCATTATGTGGTAAACCCATGCTTGATAAATATTGTAAGCTTGGAATTCTTGAATTACCATTTGAATCATCGTGGGTTTTGAATTCCTCATTTACATTACTCTTTTGTAAAATAAAATTAGGGTTTACTTCTTGTAAAATAAATTTAGGGTTTACTTTTTTATTTTCAGATATTATTTCACCTAATCTACCCAAAGAATATATTAAAATGTTGCCACTATCAAAGTCTTGAGGACGCACTATTATTATAAAATTATCAATATTTTTGCGTAAATTTGAAACACTAATCCAGTCATTGTATTTATCATTTTCACTTTTTCTAGGAGCTCTAAACCAAATAAATTTAAAAACCATTGACACAGCAGTTGGTTCAGACACTAAATAAGCAATATAATCTTTCCTTAGTTTACCACTCATTCTATATTTTAGTAAATAATATTCACCTGTGCGTATATTATTTCTGTCTGTTATTCTTATCAAGTTTGTTGAACTGATAGTGTTATTACTCATTATATTTATATTAATATTTATTTTTTTATTTGTTATTTTATGTTACATGAGTCTTTACAATATCAATCATATGCAACTTATAATTGTAATTCAAACTATGCATCAACAATGTTGATGGTAAATTATTAACATAATCTATAACAACTTTATTGGTTACAAATTTATTTTCAGGTTTCAATTCATTTTTGTATTTTTCATGTATATTAAACATATGAGTTTTATATTGCGGTGAAAATTCTTTCAACGGCTTTTGTTTTTTCATGTAACATGAAATATAGTTATAAAAAAGAGTATTTGTAAATAGATGAACTTGGTCTCTGTAAAGCGAAAATTCTCTTTTATTTTCCGGAAATAACTTTAAAAATTCATTCATTTTGCCTTCTTTTCTCAAAGTCAAATATTGAAATTGCATTTTTGATTGATTGCCGCGTAAATGACGAACTTCTTCGTAAACAGGATTTCTAATTTTTGTTCTATGACCTGTTTTTTTGTTGTACAATACTACCCCCATCTTATCATAACTCGTATTCATAGACGCATACTTATCAATTAATTCACTATAGTCATTATATTCATAAATTTCAGGAAATTTTATGGTTGTAGTTCTCCAATAATCTGTATTATCTTGTAAATCACACGTAAATACAGTAATGTTATTTTTATCAGTGTTGTCAACGTAATAAATGGCAACTAAATAAAGTTGTGGCTTTTTTATCGGTATCACAATACGATTGTTTGGATGTTGTAAAACAAAACTATAGCACAATTTGGGATTCAAATTTTCTAAAATTAAATTATTTTCTTTGGCTGCTTCCAAAAACATGGTTCTAAATGTTTTCTTATCGGGTTGCTGTTGTGAGGCCGACTTCTGTGTAAAAAAACCACAGGTGGCGCCTATTATATTTCTTGTCGCGATTTCCCATCCACCAGCAAGCCCAATAGTTGAGTCAAAAAACACATTTATCATAGTTCCTTCTACAAATTCTTGTGCAACAACCCCTTCTTCAATTGGATTAGGAAATAATTTCAAAAAACTATCAGCCTGTAATGATTTAGGTGGTGCAAAACCTATTACATTATTTTGACTATTGACTATGACCGACCTGCACAAACCATAAGTATCAAATAAATCGTAGTTTAGTATACTTTTATCGTACGTAATTATCTTATAATGTTGATTGTTCTCTGTTCTACACTCTAATTTATTTAATTTAAGAATATTAGAAGTATTATTTGTATCATGTTGAAGTAATGTGTTGAAACCTTCAACACTGCCTAAATTTACGTACGAGATATTTGTCATTTTATTCTGCAATTTATTTTATTATAATGTTATTTCTTTAAATATTATCATTATAGTTTCTACTTAAGCATAAAAAATATCTAACATAAATATAGAACAAAACTAACAACAATAAATATGTTAAATATATTTAATAACAATGATAATAATAATAATAATAATAATGAAACCCCTACACCTAGACCTGAAGTCAAATACAATAACGACAAATTAATACAACTTCAATTAGGGGACATTATTGAATTATATGACCCTAAAAATGAAAAACTTAATGGACAAACATTTTATATTGATTACATTGATGAAGCCAAAATGATTCTAATCAACGACTCTACATTAGAATCGGTAAAATTGAAAATAGATGAAAATGGAATTATAGGAGACGGTACAATAACAAAATTAATTATTAAAAGTAGAAGTAACGAAAAAGGATACGCGCGACAAAATAATTTATTACCCGGAACATGCATAAATATTTATTTTGGAGGAGACTTACCAGTAATTATTACAGGTGAGATAACAAATTTAGAAAATGATATGATAGAAGTCACAATGGTAGATGACGATGTAATCTACATTAATTTTGATTACAAGGGTATTCCTGAAGATTTACCTATTGAAATGATTGAAATAAGAGAAAAACCTTGTGTAGCTCCTAAAAAAGATGGAACAGAACGCGTGGAAGCGGAAACGGAAGCAGAAGTAGAATTGCCACAGCTTGTTAGTGAACAAGGTGTTCGCGCGGAAAAAATTCCACTACAAATTGAGGTACCCCTGGGCGACGTTAAAACGCAAATGAGGGAATTCGTGATAAAAGCCGACCAAATTCAATTTGGTAATGAAGTTTTAGGGCCAATTGTTCAATTTGTTGATGTTTATGGTAAAACAGAAAGATATAGTATTGAAACTCAAACAAATGATTTATTAGATGAATTATTATCAACTATTCCAAACGCGGAACGAACTAATAGAGTTCTTAATAATATCCACAATACTATTGAGAGGTTTGTACAATTGAGAGAACAGTTTTCCACCTTTGATGAATACGGCAATGTCAGTGGTTCGGTGATATACAAACCTGATTACAAACCACTATTGCAGTTTTTTAATAATTTCAATAAAAATTTATTATGGATTTTACCAGTGGTTAAAAATATCAAAAAAACATATGTAGATAATTCATTATTAGCAGAAGACGAGTTTTTTGATATAAATAATTTAGATTTAAATGATGATTTGGATAATATCAAAATATTAGTTGAGAATTTTAGAACAAATAATTTACCAAATGAACAGAACAAATATTCATCTCTTTATAAAGAATTAAACCCATATTTTACACCTTTTGATTATATAAACGACGAACAACTATCAGAAATCATGATTGAAAAAATGACAAACAGTGACATGAACGTTATTATTGACAATTTGGGAGATTTTTATTCTAGCGTTTTTCGTAACAATTTATTAAATACACAACGTTTTGTTGTTCAAAAATATAATTTAGGCCTCACCAAATTAGAAGCCACTAATTTAAAGGGTAGTCGGTTTGAATCTGTAAGAGTTAAACTGACACAACCTGATGAATTGTATTTAAAATCTGTGATGACGCTACCAGAACCTTTCATACGTTTTTCACAAATCAATTTACCTGGTACCGACATTTTGAATCGTGCAAATTTAAATGCTATTTTTATTAATTATTGGCAATTGCTAAAAAAAAATACAAACGTTGAAGTAATTACTGTCAACAACATGAATGATAATATAGAATATAATGAAAATAATTTTGTAAATAATATTAAAAATTATGTAAATAACTTATCCGATGACGAGAAAAAAGGATTAACAAAAACTGAGATTTATAATCAATTTGTAGATACTATTATTCCAAAAACGCGCATTCTTTTTAATTTGATGAAAAAATATATAAACGGTAAATTTTCTATTATTGACGTTGTTAGTTACCTTGAACCCTTTTTAATTTATACCGATAATTTAACATATCAACAGTATAGAGATATTATTGGTTTTATTAATGAAAAAATTTCCGAATACAACAAGAATTTTATTGAGCGAAGTAAATTATTTTATAGTTTGAAAAACTTGAATTTGAGTGCGAAACCAATGCCCTTTGCAGCATTTCCTGTTGTAAATATTGTGTCAGATAAAAATAATAAACGTCGCGAGTTATTTGATGATTATGATATTGATATTGACACGCAACTTAAATACGACAATTGCTCTAACGGTGAAATTTTGAGGAAAATCACATTGAAGGACGAATCCAAATTATATAGTACAACCCTTATATTGCAAAATATGTATTTGAGATATCCTGACAAGTTTACGTCTTTATTTGAAGAAGAAAAAACATTATTAGAGAAAAATATGAAGGGTGAAGAGAAAGATAGTTTAAATTCATGCAAGAAAAAGGTCATTGCCAAGTTGTATTTTAATAGAGAAGATTTATTGAATGATAATGATAAGCAAATTTACTTTGATAAAAAATACGATGATACTAATTATGGAATACTTGATGACTATGAAAAAGATATGTTTACCAAAACACCTGAAGAATTTATTATGTTTTTAACAAATAAATTGAAAATCGCATTAAAGTTGAATGATGAAGATGCCGATTATGTTGCAGACACATTAATAAATGGTTTTAAAAAAGTGATAAATGGACAATATGCTATACTTAAAAATACTACAAATAACAACGTTGAATTTGAATATTATGTGCGCAAAAATAATAAATGGGAATTGGATGCTGATTTTGACGCTGGTTCAGCTTCTAGAGAAGACGGTGTTACTGATTCAAATCTCCTATGTAATTTGCAGGAAAAGTGTATTAGCGTTCCAGAGAAAAATAATTATGGTGATGGCGATAAATGTGAAAGTATAATATTGAGTAAATCGGAATTACAGAGCAATGCTTTGAAAAATATTATAAATGAATTTGATAAAAAATACAATGAATCCAAGGAAGAGTTTGAAGATAAAATTAATAAAAAACACACTTACCTAATTGAAAACATCAAGATTTTTGCCAAAATTAAAAGTGAAAAAATGATGAAATACAATAATCAGAAATACAAATTGGGTTACCAGATAGATAAGGGTGATGGAATGGATGCGGTCCAAATAAACGCAGTGATTGTCTCTCCTTTTGCGAAATACAGGGATTTAATTCTTGGACAAAAAGATTTTATTAAAAAACAACATGACATTATTAAATTTGTAAATACTTGTACCCGTTCTTTTAAAGAAGATGGTCTAGGGCCACTTGGTTTTCAAGAATCACCGCATTGGTTATATTGTACAGAAACAAATACTGAATTGTTTCCTACTTTTAAATACAATTTAGCTTCTGCTTATTTAAATGATAATTCAAATTATGAATTTGTAATGGAACGCATTATTAAAAACATAGGTGTAATAAGTGACGATGGTGACAAGTGGGTTGACAAATATAGTGGTTATACTATTACATATATTGACTTTGATGTGGAAGAAGGTTATGAAGCCGGCTTTAAAATTTCAACGCGTAGTGTAATGGAGGAAGACGCTGGAAACAAATTAGCAATGCAACAAAAAAAACAAACACTGAAAGAAAATGCTGTTTTAAAGCTGGATAATCCAGAATCCATTATGATTTCCAATATTGTTACAACTTTATCTGTTGCAATGGGGTTAAATATAGAATATCAAAAAGATTTCATTATCAATTGTGTAAAAGATGTATTGAAAGCCACTATGCCAAAAGAAGAAGATTATAAAAAAAAAATTAAAGAATTATCTAACAGACCTAGTACTACTGCAAAATCGCCAATGAGTTATGAGGATTTGTATTATACAAGTATTTTGTATTATACACTGGGTATGTTTTTAATTGCCGTTCAAACTAGTATTCCTTCTATAAAAACACGCAAGACTTTTCCAGGGTGTGTCAGGTCATTTACAGGGTTCCCTTTTGATGGCATAGGTGACATGACAAGTGTGCGTTATTTAACGTGTATTTGTTATCAAATTAAGAAAAATGTAGCTAAACCATGGTACATTTTAAAAAGTTCAAAGGAAGATTATATTGAGAAAAAAATAATACTTGTAATTAATGAATATTTGTTAAAATTAGCAGATGTTAAAAGAAAAATAGATGAAAAGAATGAATATTTGTTAACAAACCCACAGGAAGAAATACCAACAGAATATGATGTTGTCAGATGGACTCAATTCTTGCCTCCTTTGATGCCTTTCAAAATCAAAAATTTAGTGAACATTTCTAGTGAATTTAAAAAGAGTTTGTTAGATAATCTGAAATCAGGTAATAGAAAACAAGAGGAGCAAATCTTGGTTGTTCAATCCAAAATAATACAGTTCTCTCTTGCCATTCAAGAGAGAATAGAAGATATAGTCAAAAAGAAGGATATGATTTTGAGTAAAATGAACAATGAATATTATTTGGAAAATGCTTGTTGTCAAGAGACAAATAGTCAAAAAACTACGGCAATTGGATATTTTGAAAAAGAAGATGGTAGAATTAGCGAATACAACAACATGGTAGCAAACTTATCAAACATTATAAGCGATATAATAGGTTATTCAACCGCTGTCTTGCTGTATAGTCCAATAAATACAAAAAATATCTATCCGCCTATTAAAAAAGAATTTAGTGAGAAAACAATCTATAATGCATTCATTTATTACTGTAATTTCAGGTCTTTGTTGCCTATACCTGAGGATATAATTCCATTATGCAACCAAAAACCATTGGATATTATAAATTTAACAGATAGTAGAGAAGAAATTATCAAAAAGTTGAAAGAATCTGGAATAAACTATTCGTTGGATTCATTTTTACGAATGTTGCAAATTCTAGCAAGGAATAATATTATTCACGTGGATATTGATAGTACTCTAATTTCATCATTGAGAAAATTAACATATTTATTGGAAGAATTCAAATCAGAAAATGAAAAAACTGTTCCACCATCTTTAGTCAATTTATTGTTGAACGCAATGGATACTTTTGACGTAGGGTTAAATGAAACTACACAAGAAGTTAAGGAATTGAATAACTATTTAATTAAACATAATGAATCTATGAAAGCCGATTTATTAGAATTTTTACGCGAAAACAAAGGAAAAGATGTTACGCGAAGAAAAATAAACGAAGTGACATTATTCATAAATACGTTATCTGATTGGTCTGATAAGAATTCAGAGAATGTATATAATTTTACTCATTTCTTCAAATCATTCATTGACAATTTTGTAAAAGTTTTCCCAAATATTATTTTGAATAAAGTAGATTATAAAGAAAATTATGTTCCAAAGTATTTGGGATTATCCAAGATTCATGAAAATAAAATAAAAAATATTATTGGAGACTATTACGATAATCTAAGAACCTTTTATGATGTTCCGGCTTTAACCAATATACTACAAAAAGTAGTGCGCTCATGTGATAATATTTTGAAATTATCAAAAAATACTCCTACTTTTATAACCATTAAAAATAAAGAAGATGGAAAAGAAAAAGAAACAAAACCTATTTTTGATGAACGAACCAGTAAATTTTTATATGAATACTTTTTATTAAAAGTACTAAGTGAATACATTCACCTATCTGATGAACCTGCAATGATAGTAAAAAGAGTTCAACGACAACAAATGGTTGGAAATAGAATTGACGTAGAAGATATTGTTTCAGTTGATTATTTGAATGAAACTAATACAGCTCTTGATATAAATGTAGATATTGATAATAGAATAGAATTTGACACTAATTTACTAAGTGGAGATAAAAAAGAGTTGAAACAAAAGGTTGCTAATTTACTGATTGAATTTTTACGTATAATGAATTCATATAAGGAAATAGTGGACATATCTTACGAACAAGTTATTGATAGAGTTTTTAAATTGAAAGAAAAAGAAAAGGATATTATTACAGATAGATTAAAGACCATGACTGATGAAGAGAGAGATGCAGATACAATATTGAAAGTAAATAAACTAGGCGTTTGGAGCAAAGGATTGCAAAAAGGGTTGACGACTTATGTTAAAGAAACATATGATGAAGAACGTGAATTTGTTGAACAAATGTTACAATATGAGAAAAAAGCACAGAAGAAAATACGAGAAACGAATGTGGATAGTACTAATTTAGACATTGTTTTAGATGATTTAATTGAAGAAACAGAGAGAGAAAATGAAATAGAACGCGAAGCTTATGATATTGGTGGATATACGGAAGATTATTTAGACGGGCAATTTGAGGGAGATGACATTGATTATGATGATTATTATGAGTCGTAAATGTGAAAAATATGAAACACAAATTGATTTTTAAACTATTTATTATTTAATAATTTAAAAATAGATAATTAAATAATTTAATATAATAATAATTTATATTAAATAACAATGTTAATAAATAAAAATTATATAAGAGAACACATTACATTAATATCAATTATTTTATTTGTATTCATGTTTGGATTAATTGTCATGATAAAACCAGCATTTTTATATAATAAAGATGGAAGCATTAGAGAATTTGGTATTGGGTATAAAAATAAAACTATTTTACCCATTTGGTTGTTATCGTTAATTTTAGGAATTGTAAGCTATTTATTAGTAATGTTTTACTTGGCAAGTCCAAAATTATTTTGAGATTCTTTGGAAATTATATAAAATGTATAATATAAATTTTAAAATTTGTATTATAATAGAAATAGAATGGAAAAAACGCAAAAAATGCAGAAATATATCAGTAATTATGACAATATTATAAGTATTGATAGTAATTCTAGTTTGAATGATACTGCTCTAGATGAAAATAGCTCCTATCTTAAAGTAACGCAAAAAAATGGAGAAATTGAAATGATTATAAATGAACCGTATCTTGATTACAACAATATCAACAATATCAACAATGATAATAAAAATGTGGATGATTCCGATGATAATTTAAGCGAATTTAGTGAATACGAAGAAAATAACTATGATGGTGATTACGGTGATTATGGTAATTACGATGATTTAGAACATAGTTTGGATTTTAAATTTGATTTTGACATTATTTTCACACCTGAAAAAAATAGTGAACTCTTACAAATTACTGAAATCAAAAGTAAAATAGTCAACAGACTAAAGCTAAATGCATTGGATTTATCCCATATAAAAAAAATTGATGATAATGAAAAATTTGATTTGATAAAATTATTCAATCACATGGTGTAATTTATTACATTATAATTGATTGGATTGATTTGGGTTTTCTTGTGAATCACAAAACTCCATGTATTTTACTTTTTGTTCATCATTCAAAAGTGATTCCAACATTTCTATTTTATCTAGTAAAAAGTCTACGTTTTTTTTAATTCTTGCTTGCATGTTTGGTATGATATTTGCCGCTTTCTCTCGCTCTTTGGCTTCTTCAGCCCTTATTTCGTCTACATTTATATCGTATTGTGCGACGATTGCTTCTAATTCTGCTTTAGTTTTTTTTTCTATGTATGTAAAGTAACCTAACCCATTCTTACTACACCAATAATTTATTGCACCAATCATGTCATATCTACGATATTTACCAACCATTTTGTTACTTGTTATATGATATGATATGATATATATTTTTTAAATCAATTTCATAATGTATATACCGTACTAGTAGCTTGTTGTTGTTGTTTTTGTGCAGTTTCTTGTTGTGTTACATAGGTTTGATAATTTTTGGCCATTTGAGCAGGATTAGTTACACATCCACGTGTAGAAATTTTCAATTGAACAATAGATGTTACCAATAATCCTGTGTATATGTACCACATTGCTTCTCCAACGTTATCACGTGTTACTACTAATTCAAAAAGTTCATTTCGTTTTTCAGTTGCCTCAGGCCCATCAGTTTGATATTGCGATTTCATTAAAGGTCTCAACATATTCCAATATTCTACAAAATTAGATGGTACAATTTGATTTATCAATATAGAGGTATTTCCACAAATTTTAATAATCATATCAGCCGCTTGTTGCATTGCAGCTTTTTGTTGCGGTGTGCTAGCAACGTCAGCATCTATGTTTTTCTGAATGTCTTTATTCACTAATAATTCTGTCAGTAATTTATTTGCTGAACCAGATACATAAAAATATCCAACAACATCTGAAAAGGCTGATTTAAAACCAGGATAAACAATAAGAACAACAATAATAGCGCCAAAAATTAATGTCCATGGAATAAAAGTAAATGTTCCGGATGCGGACATATTTTGTGTCACATTCCCGCCACATGTTTGAGTTATCATATAAGCATTTACAATAAATTGAATTACTAAAATCGCAAAAAAATAAACTACTAAATTCAGTTTGTTACTGCTCAAATATTTATTATAATTATCTGAATTTGTCATGTCATCATATTTCAAAGTAGGTTTCAAGGCCAAATAATAAACAACTGTTGTTAACAAAAAAGTAACAATACTCAAATAACTGTTTGCCATATTGATTAATATATATTATATATTATGTATAATTTATTTTATAATTATCAATGTATTTACTATAATAATGGACTATGTAGAAATACGTCCTCCTAGATTGGTAGAAAGCGGCGTAAAATATTTTTTGAATGAAACTCTAAAGCAATGTCATATATTTAGAGAACGATTTCATAATTGGATATTCAATATAGGATTATTTTTATTATTTCTAATAATTTTAGGATGCATATTAATTTATAAGTACAAAGGTAAAATGTCTCCAATGGAAAAACAAAGAAGAGACAGAGAGAAACAACAATATATTTTATCCAAAGTTCAAAAATTCCAACTTGCTAAAAAACAAGCACATCAAGAGTTAATTACTGGATTACCCAATTGGGAAAGTGAATTTGAAACTTTCAGTAAAAAACTTATTTATTAAGAATAAACTAAATAAAATTATTAAATATTCACTATATATAACTAATATAGCAAATATGTCTAGAGTCACAATGTCTGCAATTGATGCATTTAATGAATACTATAAATTGAAAAACAAATATGAAAGTGATTATAATAAAGATAAACAGAAGATAATCAAAAACAAGCAAATGAGTTGGAAAGAAAAGCGAAATGAATTCAAACAATTGAAACCAAAATGTATTAATTGTAAACGCCCAGTCGGGACAATTTTTTCCATAAAACACAGTGGAAATCCAAAAGACGATTTTAGAGAATTGAAAGCAATATGTGGTAGTTTAACCGAACCATGTAGTTTGAATATTAATATAAATGCCGGGGTTACGTATAATATTATGGACCATATAAAAGAATTGGAAAAAGATATTGAAAACTATAAAAATGAAATTATTGAATACAAAAACAAACTACTTTTTGGTTATATTCAGACAGAAACCGCGGTTGAAAATTTTGATAAAATTAAAGAAGCAATCAATGATACCAGTTTTCTATTGAACATTAATTATGAACATTTCTTTGATATTGTAGATAATAAAAAAACAAATGAAAGTATTGCAAAATTAAAAGAAGAAATATATATTTTAATAAATGAAATAAAAGAGTCAATAAAAAGATTTGATACTAGTGGAAATGTACAGTTTGTAAGGGATTCTATTGATATTTATGTCAATCAAATGGAATCAAAATTGAAAGACTTAGCAAGCCTAAAATATAAAGTAAATTTAGTAGAATTTGATGAATCTGATGGTGTATATCGTTTAATACAACGAAAAAATGGTATAGCTGATTTAGAAGATATTTATATAGCGCCAGAAATAGTCAATTTTAATTTTGGTGAAATTTACACTGGAAAAACAACGTCACCAAAGAAAAAGAAAGTACATAATTTAATAATGTTAGGTGATGATGAAACTATACCAAAGATAATTCAACCAAAATACAACGATGATGGAACAATTACATGGGAAAATCCGGAATACCAAAATATATGGAATAAACTGTCACCTAAGTATAAAGATACGTTGTTAGGTAACAGTAATAGAGAGTGGTTATTAGAAACCTTAACTGCATTTGTAAAATATAAAAAAGAAAACAAGCCTTTAGAATTTGTTGCTCCTAGTAATCTGATTATGCCTCCTCAAATTTTAGAAGACGGAAAATATGATTTTGGAAATGATATTTATAATACAACCTTTAACAATCAAGATAAATCATATCAAGATACACTTTTAACATTATTCAGTGAGAAAAACGGAGTAAAAGACTACACTATGTTGCTGGATACTTTGAATAATTTAATTAAACAACAAGTAGGATTTAACAAATATGTTTAATTAGAAAATTATAAAATTAGAAAATATATTTATTATATAATAATATCTAAGAAAATAAGAAACATGATACTAGAATACATTTCATTTCCTATATTTATAATAAGTTTTGCAATTGGTTTATTTTTTGTTTACATTTACGGCCCGGAGATGAAAACAATTTATATTTATCCAAGCCCTGAAAATATTGATAAAGTTATATTTAAGGATAAAGCCGATAGTTGTTTCAGTTTTCAAGCAAATGAAGTTGACTGCCCAAAAGATGAATCAATATTAAGCAAAATACCACTTCAAATTTAATATAATTTTTTTTGTTTATAATTGTTTATATATAATTATATATATATTTACAATCGGCAAGTAAATGACATTACATCTAGGTAGATTTATTCATACAGAAAATGGAAAATTAATCATGTCCATTTTATTAGGTTTTGGACTAGCATCTTTATTTAGAGCTGTATGTAAAGACAAAGATTGTGTAATATTCCATGCACCTCCTTTAGAAGAAATTAAAGATAAAATATATAGATACGATAACAAATGTTATAAATATACGACAAAATCTACAAGTTGTGATAAAAGCAAAAAAATTATTGATTTTTAGGTTATCATGTTATTAGAATTAGAGTCAAAATTAGAATCAGAATAAAAAAATTTGCGTAATTATTATAATCAATCATTCTTTATAATAATTATAGTAACATTAAAAATAATATGAGCGACCCGTCAAGCACAACTACAAGTATTATGGATTTGCCAACTGACCCTGCAAATGGTGGTAACATGACTAACAATATAAATTTAACCGCTAGTGAACAAATACCACAATCAAATATGCAAAACACACAAAATATGCCAGGTAGCACCGCTTCAATTAATTTAGACCAAAGTACTATCAATCAAATCGTAAATGGTCTTCAACAAGCAAGCGTATCTGGTGCAACACAATTACCATCTAGAGACATTCCAATGACAACTAGTAATTTAACACATGATATGAGTATTCAACCAAATTTCATACCACCAGTACCACAAAATCATGGTCAAAGTCAAAATGATTACATCAGTAATTATCAACAAGCCGGCGATATCATGAATGAATATAATTCTAATCTTGAGCGTTCTAACTCACTAGATGACATGTATAATGAAATTCAGGTGCCAATACTTTTAGCAGTTCTTTATTTTTTGTTTCAATTACCATTTTTCAGAAAATTTTTATTTTCCTATTTTCCAGTTCTTTTTTCAAAAGACGGCAATCTAAATATAAACGGTTATATCTTTATGAGTTCATTGTTCGGAATATTATACTATTTATTGAATAAATTAAACATGCATTTTGGTAAGTTTTAATAATGATTTATAATTGTATCATTATGGTCACAATGGTAAGTTTCAAACAATTCTTTGTTATCTAGATAAATCAAATACCAAATATTTACTTCCCACATAATTGTTTTTTCTTGAGAAATAATTTGTAAACATTTTTCTTTCATCAAATCTGCAAACATCAATAATTTTTCTTTATTTCCACCAAATACGCCTCCCGCAAAATACCATGTAATGTCTTTGTAAATATTAACATTATATAGGTTTTGTAAATTCCATATAGTTCCTATTCTAACATTTTCATATTTTTTATTATGAAGTGATTCCAAAGTATTTATATAATTATCATCGTCGCTTCTAAATACATGCCTAATACCGAAATCAACCCATACAAATTGCTCTGTGTTGAAATAATTTAAATCAATTGCTTGTCTAATCCATTCTGTTTTATTACACATGGTAAACATAAATTCAATCGTATCTTTTTCTGTATTATTTGTATGTAAATGAAAATTTGTTAAAACATTGCCATTCATATATTGATATAATTCATAATCAGTTTTGGCAACTAAAATAATTTTAGTGCATTCATTTTCATATGTTTTAATTTGTTCGTACATTATTTCATCTACAAATATTATTTTTGGAATTTTTGCTTTTAATAACAATACTCCTAGTTCAACAAAATTTTCTATATTACAGTCTCTCTTTTGATTTACATTGGTTAAAAATCCAGATACAAGAGTTGTCATTATACAAGTATATGTATATGTATATTTATATATACTTGTACTTTATTTATGTTAATTTTTTTGAAAAAACAATTAAAACTAAAAAACTAAAAAACTAAAAACCTAAAACCCTAAAAATTAAATATTCCTTTGGATTTTCTTGATTTTTTGGATTTACTCTTATTTTTTGTCTTGGTTTGGTGTTTGCGCATTTTGTTTTTCACCGTTTTCGGTTGTTTATTTTTAACTTTATCTACAATATTATCTTCTTTTGTTTTTCCCTTCATAACTTCTGGTTTATAATTTAAAAACCACTCTTCATAATCACGAGTCCCTTTTTTTGTTTGTAATTCTTTGAATTTTTTTGCTTTTTCAGCGCGCATTTCTTCAACTGATTCTTGATGACCATAACAAATAATACTGAACCTCTTAAGCAAACCCTTTTGTTGTAATCTATTTTTTTGTTGTACATCAAAAAGAAATTTGGACATACATAAGATTCTCTCTGAAAATTCATTATAATAATCGCGGTTTGTGTACAAAAAAGACAAATAAAAACTCAACATAGTGTCTATGGTAGCAATTTTGACAGTTTGACCATGAATTTTAATAATATTATAACTATGACATGCGATTGGTTTGTAAATGAAAGCAACAGTATCATTTTCTATTCTCACTTCATAATGTTCAGGAATAATTTCACCAATTGGTTTATGATAAAGAATTTTTGCCTTATTGATGCCAACATCTTTTAACCTTTCTACGACTATTTCAGATGTTGTTTTTGGGTCATGTGATATTACATCAAAGTCTGCAACCTTCTCCAATTTTTTTTTCAAATGTTTTGGCATATATTGTGAATAGAGAGAAATTGCATAACCGCCAAAAAAAACAACTCCTTGGTTGACCAATGTATTTTTCACATTTTCATAAATTTCATCTTCATTTGTTTTATCGGACATTTCTCTCTGAAAATCCATACTGTTACAGTTAATAGATGTTAATGGATAATTTTTGTTTAATAATGCCAAACGTTTTAGGACCTTTTCCCATCTTGATATGTCTCCTGCAGGTCTAGAAAGTTCTAAATACATTGACATTCTCAAGAAGTTAGGAGGTGCATACAATATTCCTGATACTCTAACAGAGTCTTTTTTAAGCGAAGCATATATTTCTTTTGGAAGTTGTGTTAAATCGGCAACTGGTATAAAATTAACAAATACTTTGTATGTTCCGTGATGTTGTCCAGATTTTGCCTCAACATCACTATATCCATTTTTATAATACAAATCTGCTAATTCTTTTGCATCACTTAAAGCATCTGGAGTAAAAAAATCATAATCAGGTATTTCAACGTCTTTATTATAAAACTGGTCTTCTAAAGGTAATATATTATTGATGGCTGTGCCTCCATAACAAATTAAGTTTTTGACTTTGATAAAATCTTCTACGATGAGTATCATTTTCTTAATTTCGTCTGAATTAACAATACGTTTGGCTAATTTTTCTTCCGCATTATCAACTGCCATACGCAAGATTGCTAATTCACAATCTTGAAATGTCAAACCTTTGCATATGTTTTTGTTAGGAGGTTCATGACGTTTTGAAGGTTTTTTCATATTTTGAGTTTATTTATTGTATCTTATATTAAATAGATAAAATAAATCTTTCCTTCAACCTTTGAAAAAGGTTGAGCCAAAATCCACCGATTCTACTTTTAGAAAATTGTAATACAAAAAGTAGAGCAAAACATGTGTCAAAGGGTTTGGCTCCACCTTTTCTAAAGGTGGAAAAGGTGGATTTTAAAGGTTTATTACATTCCAATTACCTGAATTTACTTCAACTTTACTTGAATTTTCAGGTAATTTTTCCGGTTCTACCACTTTGTTTGATTTATCATATAATATAGAATAATCATCACAACTTTTATACAACAACTTGAAATATTGAATCAATTCATCTTCGCCACAATCTGTCATACTATAACATTTCATTTCTGAAAAATTATTTTGCTCCAATATAGCACACAAATTTTCACTGTGTTCTTTATTATCTAATAGTATAAAATCGTTTGTTTTGTCCTCATATAATTTTTTTAATTCATCCAATTTATTATAAAAAGTATCTAGACCTAATATGCAATATTGTTTTTTATAATTAAGATTAATTAGAGTGTTGCAATATTTATGTTCAAAATCTTTACGTTTCCATATTTGACTACTATGTTGTCTATACTTTTCATCCTCATATGCATTTTTTTCTTTCATAACTTCGTCTATATTATAACGTTCGTAACAACGTCTATTTAAATTCCATATAATTCTATTGATTTCTGAATTTCGTATTAATGAAAAATTGTTATTGTTGTTGTTCATATATTGAATATAACCCAACTTATGAATCCTTGCCATTTTTGTATGCACTGCACTCCTGATAAGGATTTCATAATCATCCAAAATTGGTAAATATTCGCAAAAATTTCCCATATCAATTAAGGTCTTTCTCCTCCAAATTCTTGGATGATTTGGTACACTTACAATGTGATTCAACGTAATATTATTAATATTAGGCGTCATTGACACAAATACCCAATTGTTTCTTATTTTTTGTCTATAATAACCAGAATATCCTAATGCGTAAAAATCGCCATATCTATAATTTGTACCATCTTCATATATATTTACAAAATCCATGTAAACAAAGCCAACATTATCATCATCGTCAAACACCTTTGCAGCATCTGATAAAACATATGGTAGTATTTCATCGTCATGGTCCATTTCTAATAAATATTTACCGCGACATAATGAAATCGCCTCATTTTTAACATTTCCTATATTACCGTTATTTTCACTACGCTTGTATAAACGAATTCTTTTATCATCCTTAAAAGTGGCTTTCAAAAATACGAAATGTTCATCATCCGGAGAATCATCCAATATAACCCATTCCCAGTCTTTTAAAGTTTGGATTTTAATGCTATCATATGCTCTTATTATTTTATTATACGAGTTATAACATGTTGTGAACAATGAAAAGACAGGACGACATCCTTCTTTTCTCATAACACACGAATCTAAATAACAATAATTAACACCGTTATTGAATTCATTAATAGTGTTCTCATCTAATGTTTTAAAATGCAACCATTGTCTTCTCATTCTGTCTACAATAATGTCATTAACATCTTTATGATAAAGAGTTTCATTTTCACCAAAAGTAACCAATAAATGATAATTTGAATCATATAACTTGTTTAATTCTTCCTTTTTATTCACTATAAAAATAGAACACACAAACTTATCTTTATTTGCATTTATGAATTCATCAACGTAAGAATATTTATCGTATCTAAAAAACAAAATAAATGGGTATTTCATTGAATTATACTGCGTCATTTTTTTAAATCCTTTTTTCCACCTTTTTATAAAAGGTGGAGCCAAAATTCCACCTTTTTTAAAGACGGAAATCTATTTTTCAAAAAAGTACAGCAAAATAAATGTCAACGTTGTTTGGCTCCACCTTTTGAAAGGTGGAATTAGTAATTAAAATTATAGTAATCACTACTAGCATTTCGTGTTTGGTAAGAATATGCCGGGTTTTGTGGCGTTGGCACAGGAATTGTAACCGGTGTATATCTAAGATTTGCGGGTTTTAATACAAAAGCATATCCACCCTCGTCAAAAAATATCGCATTTTCTTCCAAATAATTGTCCACATGTTGATAACGCATTGCCACCATTTGACAACCTGTCGCTCTACATAATATTCCACTAGGATTAGTTGGATTTACACCAAGGTCAGGATACACAATACTCATACATCTTTGATTGAATTGTTCTAGTTCATTAACATCCGGTGTGTTTTTTACGTCATAATATGATAACGCTCGCATAAACACTGAATTACTTGTCATATTCACATATTCCATGAATTCTTTGTTCTCCAAATAGGAATTATTTGATTTGTCAACGATTAAAATAATTTTATTCATAAAAGAAGTTAAAGGTTGGGCTCCAATGTTTTTACCATGATTTTCATAACTATAATTTTTACCTAACATGATGTTATCATATGATTTAAAAATAGTTGCTAAATTAGTATACATTGCTTGCTCGTTACTTTTAACTCTTAAATGAATAATCAAAGGGTCACTTGGGTTTGGTACGGTTCCACCAGAAAAAGCATAATTACTTATTGTACTCATTACATCACTAAAATTTACACTATTGAATGTTTCTTTAACGAAATAGTTGGTGTTGTTTGAACTACTACTTGATACAACAGGTTGGTTATTAATATTGTATATCTCAAAATCTAAACATCTGACACCTTGTTTGAGAATACTTTTCAAAACACAAATATCTACATAATCATTTTGATTACTTCCACCACTACAAGCGTTAAAAGCAGTTTTAATGTAATAATCATACAAATTACCACTACAATCACTAATACTAGGAGATATAGATTTAATATTTCCATCAATAGATGGATACAACATATTTAAATAATTACATTCTTTTGATACAAGTGTAGTCAAATAAATCATATAAGATACATAACTGATTACGATAATTAATATAAGTGCTAAAATAAAATAAGAAACAAAATCTTCGTTCATATTATATATTGCATTCAAGTTCAAATTTTGATTTGCCATTCTTAACTTAACTTAATATAATTATATATATTATTTAAAAATAAAAATATTATATTTTATATTTTATTGTATTATTATTTAGAATTAAATAATAATATATATTAACTAACAATTGATATTATATGGCAGGTGGATTATTAAATTTAGTATCAAGTGGACAACAAAATGTAATATTAAATGGCAATCCTTCAAAAACTTTTTGGAAAGCTGCATATTTAAAATACACCAATTTCGGTATGCAAAAATTCAGAATAGATTTTGAAGGTAGTACGACATTGCGTTTGGCAGAATCATCTACATTTCAATTTAAAGTTCCAAGATACGCTGATTTATTAATGGATACTTACGTTGTATTAGATTTACCGTCTATATGGAGTCCAATTTTGCCTCCTCAAGAATATGTTAATCCAGACGGAACAACATCATATACTGGATGGGCTCCGTATGAATTCAAGTGGATAGACTACATCGGAGCCATGATGATTGAAAAAGTAACCATTAATTGCGGTAATCAAAAATTACAGGAATATTCGGGTTCTTATATTTTAAATATGTCTCGCAGAGATTTTAGTGCTGAAAAATTGAAATTATTTTATGAAATGATTGGACATGTTCCTGATTTGGTTGACCCAGCAAACGCGAACAGTCGTGTGAATTCTTATCCGAATTCTTACTATACAGATAATCTTGCCGGCGCAGAACCTTCTATAAGAGGAAGACAATTATATATTCCTTTGAATTCATGGTTTACACTGAAAACACAGATGGCTTTCCCTTTGGTTTCACTACAATATAATGAATTGCAAATTAGTGTAACAATTAGACCTGTAGGCGAATTATTCAAGATAAGAGATGTTTTTGATTCGGTTAATAATTACCCATACGTGGCACCAAATTTCAATCAATTTCAAAATCAAATGTATAGATTTTTGCAAACACCTCCAGACCTTGTTTTGGGAATAACTTCTTATTTAGACCAACGCAGTGTATGGTTTCCTAATGTACATTTGATGTCAACTTATTGTTTTCTGTCAAATGATGAATCGCGTATATTTGCAAAAAATGAACAAAAGTATTTGTTTAAACAAGTAAATGAAAAAGTGTTTTATAATGTTACTGGGCCAAATAAAGTAGATTTAGATTCGCTTGGATTGATTTCAAGTTGGATGTTTTATTTTCAAAGAAGTGATGCGAATCTGCGCAATGAATGGACGAATTATACCAATTGGCCGTATAATTATTTGCCATCGGATGTGAGTCCTGCTTCTACTTATGGAAATTATACATTGAGTAATGGGCAAACCATTGGTCCTGGGGTTAACCCAGATGGACGTTTAACAGGTTATATGACATCAGGAACTTATACTATGCAAAATATTAAAGAAATATTAGTTGGTATGGGAGTTTTATTGGATGGTCAATATAGAGAAAATATACAGAGTGCAGGAGTGTTCAATTATGTAGAAAAATATACAAGGACAGCTGGTGCGGCGCCAGATGGCCTATATTGTTATAATTTTTGTTTGAACACGTCGCCATTAGACCTTCAACCATCAGGTGCTATTAATATGAATCGTTTTACACAAGTACAATTGGATTTTACAACAGCTATCCCTGCATTGGACCCTTTAGCCCAAGTGTTGACAATATGTGACCCCCAAACAGGAGATATTGTAGGTATTAATAAACCCACATGGAGAATTTATGAATACAATTATAATTTGTATGTCATGGAAGAACGAATTAATATGGTAGTATTTGTTGGTGGAAATGCTGGGTTGATGTATGCTACCTAGTCCACCTTTGAGAAAGGTGGAGCCAAATCCTTTGACATTTGTTTTGCTGTACTTTTTTGAAAAGTAGAAAGGTGGAGCCAAATCCTTTGACATTTGTTTTGCTGTACTTTTTTGAAAAGTAGAAAGGTGGAGC